TTCCCCCAAAGGTACGCAATCTCCGCCCCTTAGCCTCCCCAGCACCATCACTCCACCCCCCCCCCCCCCCCCCCCCCCCAAACCCCCCCCCCCCAGGCGCCTTTTTCTTCTACCCCCTAACCCCTATCCCCTGAAACCTGACACCTGACACCTAAAGTAACACCCCCTCCCCAAAACGTTACAACCATTTGCAACCCCACTTTTCCCACCCTACCTTTGCACCGTCAAACCAAAAAAACTAAATCAAAATGGGAAAAAGCAAAGCAAACTACGCCATCACAGGACTCAGCGGTAAAGTCGGCAAAATATTCGTATACCGCCAACGAGGAGGCGAAACCATCGTCGCCACACCACCCGTGCGCACAGCACCACCCTCACCCAAACAAATCCAACAACAAACCAAATTCGCCCAAGCAGCCGCCTACGCCAAAAACGCACTTTTAGACCCCTCCCTAAAAGCCGACTACACTGCCGAAGCCAAAAAACGCCGTAACGTATCACCCTATAATATGGCTATGACCGACTTCCTCCGCCCACCTCTCATCACCGAAGTAAACCACTCCGCTTACGATGGGACTACCAGCGGACAAAAAATCATCATCCAAGTCGCCGACACCTTCAAAGTCACCACCGTCAAAGTCGAAATCCAAAACTCCGACGAATCCCCAGTCGAACAAGGCAACGCAACTCTAAAAGATGGAAAATGGGAATACGCCACTACCGCCACCAACGCCTCCATCACCGGTGACAAAATCATCATCACCGCCACCGACCGCCCAGGCAACACCACCAAAAAAGAAATTACACTCTAAAATTTGAAAATTAGCAAATGTGAAAATTAGCAAATGAGTGCGGTGCATTCATTTGCTAATTTGCTAATTAACTAATTATATTATGGAAACACTCAAAGAACCCCTATTAGCATTCATCAGCCTATTCCTCTCCACACTCGTAGGCTGGCTCTTCGGACGACGAAAACAACAAGCCGAAACACAAACCACCGAACTCGACAACCTCGATAAAGCAATCCACATCTACCGCCAAATGATAGACGACCTATCTCAAAAATACGCCCACGCCATCGAAGAACTACACACCGCACAACAACGCATCAAACAACTCGAAACTACCATCGAAAACCTCCTCACCCAACTCAAAAAATACAAACACTAACCTACCATAAGCAGTATACCAAAGCTATTAGTGATGACGGCATTATGAGCTATCGCATTACCTTCACCAAGATAGCCAAGGGCGAGATAGAAATCGCCTTACCCAAGCGCCTCAAAGATACCGATGGCGACGGCACCCCCGACACGCCTACGCCTTTTATGAAACTCGGCAGTCGCAAAACCTATAAAAACCACTGGTGATTATGGCTAACAACAACTTACAAGAACTCCGCCGAAAGCTCGAAGCCCTCGCACGCTTGGTAGCTAATGATGTCCCCATTGTACTTAAAACAGAGGGTCTCAAGTTTATTCAACAGAACTTCCAAGATGAGGGGTTTAACGATGGTGGACTACAAAAGTGGCAACCCCGCAAAACTACCGATACACGAGGGCGAGACCTTACTCGTTACCGCTCGGATAGGGTAGGCAAAAAGGGCACCCTTACCCCCTTTGGCAAGCGTAACCAAGGGCGTGCTATCCTTACAGGGTACAATTCAGGAGGTAACAAGCTACGACATTCGTTTAGGGCGCGTATGGAGAAAATGCAAGTTACCTTCTACACCCATAAGGAATATGCTCGTAGACATAATGAGGGGTTAGAGGGTATGCCTAAGCGACAATTTATAGGCGACTCCAAAACCTTATTCAACAATATCAAAAAGGAAATAGACCGTTTATTCAATCAACTACAATAATGGCAAAGCAACCCCATAAACAACGTATAGAAAAGAGTGTTACTCTTAGTGGTAACGCGCTTAATAAAAAGGTATATTTGGGCAAAAATACAGCTCAAAACATTCAGCAGGTAACCAATTTAATGGTGGATATCATCAAAAGACAACGTAGGCTATGGCGTACCGAACTCAACCATTGGCACTCGGCACGTTATGCCCGCTATAGTGTGGACTACCCTCGTACTTACCCATTGGAGGAGGTATACCAGGATGTACTCCTCAACGGACACGTAACAGGGATCACCGAAAACCGTACTTTGCGAACTACCAATAAGGACTTCGTTATCGTCATCGATGAGATTAAGGACGACACCCTAACCGAGTATATTAAGGACAAACAATGGTTTGAGGACGTGATCGAGTTCGCTCACCAAAGCATCTATCACGGGCATTCGCCTATATGGCTCAAAGAGGTAACTAAGGGCGAAATCAAAGCCGTAGAGCTTATTGATAGAGGCTTGGTAATTCCCGAAAAGCACGTACTGCTCAAGGACTACGATGCAACCACGGGCATAGACCTACGCGATGTGAAAGAGGTAGTATTAGTGGCACAATTCTACAAGCATTCGGGCTTATTAGAGAAAGCCGCACCCTACGCAATTTTAAAACGCCATTCGTGGGGTTCGTGGGACGAGTTCGAGGAGCTGTTTGGTATTCCTATCCGTATTGCCAAAATAGCCTCACAAAGTGATAGTGTAAAAGAGGAAGTTGCCCAGTGGTTGGAGGAAATGGGTTCGGCTTCGTATGGCGTTTTTCCTATTGGTACAGAAGTAGATATCAAAGAGAATAGCAAAGCTGATGCTTTCCAAGTGTTTTACCGCAAGATTGAAGCCTTAGACAAAGAGCTCTCCAAACTCGTACTTCACCAAACAATGACTACCGAAAACGGAAGCAGCAAGGCACAAGGCACAGTACACGAGAATACTTTGGAGGAGGTAGTCTATGCTGACGAAAAGAAGATGTTGGCTTTCCTCAATAACCAACTTTTGCCTGCTATGCGTGCCATTGGTTATCCTATACCCGACAATGCCAAAATAGCAGTAGAGAAAACTACAGACCCTAACAAGCAAATCAGTATAGATGGCGTACTCTTAGGGCGTGGCTATGTCCTTACCCAAGACTATATAGAGCGTACTTATGGGGTAGAAATAGAAAGTATGCCTACCTCTACCTTTGGAGGAAGTAGTGAGGGTGAGTCAAAAAAAGCCTAAGCCTACTCAAGTTACACTATCACACCCATTGTTGCCCCGAGCACGAGCCTATAAAGCTCAGCAAGGAAGACAACGACTTGAGTAGGCTCATAGAGGGTTACATACGTGAGGCTTTTGAAAAGCGCGATATTAGTGAAGCACAAAGCAAAGAACTATGGCAATACTACTATAAGCATCTAAATAAAGCCTTAGCAGAGGGCTACAACCCTACTATTGAGGAAACCAATACCGAACTTGTAACCTCACTAAAGCACAACCTTGCGCGCTTCTCGGCTTTTAAAGAAACGAGCTTTAAACAGCAAATAGAAGCCTCTCTAACTAAAAATGGTAAGGTGCTTTCGTGGCAAGAGTTCAAGGCAGAGGCTAACAAACTGAATATAGAATACAATAGGCGTTGGTTACAAGTCGAGTATAACCAAACAGTAGCCAATGCCTTATCGGCGCAAAAGTACGAGGAGTATATAGCCAATAAACGCATATATCCTAACCTTACCTATCACGCGGTACACGATGAGCGAACCCGCGAAACACACCGCGCCTGGGACGGACTCACATTACCCGTAGAACATTCCTTTTGGAAAACACACCTACCCCCTAATGATTGGGGTTGCCGTTGCTACGTAGAGCCTACTGCTGACCCCGTAACAGAAGGCGTACGTACAGAAGATATACCCATAAAAGAAGCCTTTGCTAATAACCCTGCTCTTTCAGGTGAGATATTTCCTATAATACCATACGCCAAAGGAATGAGCGAAAAAGCCGTTAAGGAAGTAGAAAAGCAGGTAGAAAAGCGTCTTAAAAAGGAGAAGGCTAAAGCTAAAAGAGCAGAGGAAACGTGGCAAACCATACCTACTGAAAAGGGTACGATAAGGGTAAGTTCATTGCACGGTAAGGATGAGAGAGCCGAAAATGTAGAAATAGCCTCTTACTTAGCTAATAAATATGGCTATGAAATAGACCTTATAGAAAAGTCTAACATACCAGGGGTGAAAAGTGCTGATACGTTTAATAAAACATTGGAGATAAAGCAGGAGTACAAAAGGTGTTTTACACCAACCACTGACGCTATTAGTAAGGCAATACGAAGTGCTAAAGATCAAGCAGACAATATTGTTTTAGATATAAAGTCAGATATAGATAGATTTGCGTTACAAAACGCTATTAATGAAAGAGTAAGGCGCTCCAAAAGTATAAAAACTGTTTGGGTAATTAAGGGTAATTTTGATAAGATGTATACAAGAGAAGAAATATTATCAAAAGACTTTCAAATTAAATGGGACTAACCTCATTATTTCATAAGGTTAGTCCCAAGTTCAGGGCGTGGAGTTTTCTTATGTAGCCTCCTCACCACTGCAAAAGTACAACTATTTTTTAAACTACCAAAACTATTTTCAACTTTCTGCATAAATCCCCTCATAAGAAATGATAGCTTCTACAGTACGAGGGGATAAAAATACCCTACCTGCTACCTCCTCAATTACGGCATCTATACGCCACTGGGGGTACTTGTTTGTAAGCTCACCAAAGAGCTCACGTATCTTTTCATTACGCCTCTGTAGGCGTTGTTTGCGTTGTTTCTGACTGATAAGCTGCATAGAGAAAGAGAATAGAATACTATAGTGCAAAAGTAGGGCATAATTAGTAAATATGCAAATTAATGAAACGAGCCAATTAGCACTATAACATTTGCTAATTGGCTCGTTTTTTATTGCTCGTGTGATTCACACTTCCCAACGCTTTTGGTTTAGGTAGGTCTCGGCGTAGGGCATTGCAGTACCGTCAAGTTTCTTTTTAGACTTTTCTTTGTCAATTCCTATGAAGGCTTTGATAACCTCTTCGGGCTTGAGCTTGTCGAACTTGCGTTTGGCAACTGCTTTAGTGCCGATTTTTCCGTATGCCTCCCAGAAGTCTTCAAAAGTTACTGAGGCGGGTACTTTTTCTATGGTGAAGTGCTTCCTAAGAGCCTCATCGTTGGCAAGTACTTGTATTCGCTCTTCGGTGTAGGGCAGGCGGTCGGGGTGAAAGAGCCAAAGCCATTGCTTAATGGTAAGGGGCTCGCCAGTGTTTTCAAACACTCTTAAATTGCCGTTTAAGTCGTATTTAAAAACGTGTTCGGAGGGAGTGTTTTTAGCCTTAAAAAAGTAGGTGTTTTCCATAGCTATGCTAATTGTTCGTTAATATCATAAGTGATTTGCAGAAGGGTTTGGCGTTCGTATTGTAAATAGTGTTCCATTGTAAGGATGTACCCTAAGAACTTTTCTAACATATCGGCTTCGTAGAGTTTGAGCCAAAACCTTCTTTGTTTCTGTGTGGTGAAGCCCATATAAAAGCGGGTGGCTTTGATGGTTACTTCTCGCATTATGCTATACAGTACACGTTGCTCACGGTTGTTGAATAGGGGTTGCCCTATAAAGGTGGCGCGGGCAAGGACTTCGGCTTGGTCTCGTGATAAGGTAAGGGCGATTTTCATAGTAATATAAGATTTAATCGTTTTGCTATTAATTCTACAATATCCACGGTTACGGCATTACCGATGAGCTTATAGCGTTGTGCGCGGGTTATGGGTTTTATTATGCCATCGTAGTTGCCGTATTGTGTCCAATTATCAGGAAAACCTTGCAAGCGTTCACATTCTATTTCAGTAAGCCGTCGAACTCCTCCGAGTAGGTTATTTTCCTGAAAAGCATTGCTCGATATAGTAGGGCAAGTAGTAAGGTCTGCACCTTTATTTTTGCGTGGACGTTGTTTAATAATCAAATCAGAATTATATCTTAATAGGGCAGGTGATATTCCTCTTTCATCATATACCCTGTTTCGTTGGTAAGGTTGATTACCTCCAGATTCTTTAGAGGGATTAAGTTGTATCACCGTCATATCAGAGTGCAAGCCTCCAGAATGCCCGCCTCCTGTGAGGGTACTTGCAGTTTTAGGAATGATGTAGGTGTCATCAGCATTCATATTGCCATTGGCTTTGATTGTTCCACTAATTTGGGTCTGTGATTGACTTGTCTTTTTTTCTGCAGAAAAGAAATCATCTTCTCTGATAGGGAATACTCCTGGCTCACTTCGTCCTGCAAGATGTCCGATAAGGTAAATCCGCTCACGATTTTGGGGTAAAAGCCAGCTTGTATTAAGCAGTTGCCATTCAAGTCGATAGCCCCCAATGTGGGTAAAGGCTTGGAGAATTGCCCAAAAGTCTGCGCCAGCGTTAGAGGAGAAAGCTCCCTTAACGTTCTCCCAGATAAAAATACTTGGTCGGACGCAAGTAATGAGGGCAATTGCGTACTGGATAAGGCTACTTTTTGCGCCTGCGAGTCCGGTACGCTTTCCAGCAAGGCTGAAATCTTGGCAAGGCGAACCGAAAGTGATAATGTCAATTCCTGTAAAGTCTCCTCCGTGAACAGAGGTAATATCTCCGATGTATTTTGCATTTGGAAAATTGTGTTTATAGTTTGCTATTGCGTGTTTGTCTATCTCTGAAAAATAGTGCTCTGTATTTTGGTAGCCTGCTCGTTGAAAGCCGAGTGCAAAGCCTCCAATTCCGCTAAAAAGATCTATGAGTTTCATTGCTCATTGTATTTAAAAGGTTATACATTCCACTCTTCTTTGGTGAGTTGTGCACCACAGTCTTTGCAAAAGAGAGCAGTTACTTCTACAGTGCAGTAGTGGGCAAGGGTGCGGAGCTCTTTATGCTTGTGAGAACAAGTGCGAGCCGCACAGGCAATTAATTTGCTAACTTTCTCATTGGCTAATTTTCTAACTTCTTTCATAGCGTTGGGTGAGCATTTTTTCAAAAATATTGTTTACTTTACCTACCTCTTGAGGAGTGAGGTTTTGGAGGCTTTTTTTGAATGGGTTTTTGCTACTACAAAACCATTTGCCAAGGCGTTTGATGTCGGCGTACTTGGGGTTTACCTTATCTCGCCAACCGAGTTCGTGGCATAGGGATAACAGCTTTAGGTGCTGTTTGTTTTGGGCATCGAAGTAGGCGTGCATTTCAAACTTATAACCAAGGTGCTCGGCAAGGGCGAAAAACTCGTTTTCAGTGAGGTTTTTGGTGCTGGGAAGTTCTCTGCCAATAAAGCTACATACGAAGTGTAGGCGGGCTTCTCTGTCCTTAAAGCGTTTGCCTAAAAGGGTTTGGAGGATACGTATTTGGTGGGGTTTTATTGTGGTTTCTTTTTTCATTTTAAACGGTGTTTAAAAGTTATTTAAAAAGCTCCTCGCCTTAGGAGGCCTCATAAAAGCGTCCTCTTATTGCCAGCGACTTCCTAAGGGCGGAGGAGCATCTTTTAGCTACCGAGATAGCTAAAAGTGTTGTTATGCGGTGGCTTGCTCTTCGTACTTTTGGTGTACTGGGAAGAGGTGTTTAATGTCAGTACCAGGGGGAAAGTCCACCGATGAGAGTGACAAAGGTATGTTACACTTTTTGCCTTGCTCGTCGAGGGTGTTAGCTTCGATATAGAATGCCGAACGTTGTGGGCGGTAGGATTCGGAAATAATTTTTACTGCGTCTGTGAAGTCAGGGTTATCAAATTCTTTGGCTACACGGGTAAGCTCCAAAACGCGGGAGGCTTTGAGGTTGCCTTTTGCATCCTTTTTTAATAAGCGGTTGATGACTGACACGAGTTTGGCACTGTCGTCGTCTTTAGCGAGTGAAGCAATAAAGTGATTTACTTTTTCAATGCCTGCATTTACGGTGTCATCCCAGTTGTCTATGACGCGGAATCCGTAGGTGATGGTGTTGCCGTGGGTATCGGTGAAGGTGTGGCTTTGTTGGTCGCCTTTTACTTCGTAGACTTCGTTTTTGGTGTCCAAGAGAATTTTTAGAGCTTCAAAAGTATGCAATTTCACCTCTGCCATTTGCTCGGAATAGGTTTGTAGCTTACCAATAATTTGTGGTATGGCTTCATTGACGAGGGCTTTGTATGCCTCGCGGTTTTCGTTTTGTGCTTGTTCACGGCGTTGTAGTTCGGCTTTGAGTTCGTCGGCGGTGAGTTTACTTAAATCTACTGTCATAATTGATAATTGTTATTTGTTAATATCTTGTTACTTTGGCTTTGTATAGCGGGTGTGTGGTTAGTGGTTGCCATTGTTCGTTTTCGTCTTGCCACTGTAGTTCTAAGGTGTTGGTTTCGTAACGAAAAGCGGGAGGTAGCCAGCGTTTTCGCTCTATCCAATCTTGTAGCTCTTGGACTAAGGCGGGTACTTTGTCGGTTTTACCTGCTCGGAATTGGCAGGTTTGCATCCGTTGCTCGAAGGTGAGTATTTGTACGAAAGTGTCGAGCGATAGGGCTTTGGTGTATGCTAAAAATCTGCTATTCATAGTTGTTATTTTGTTACTAATTTTCCGTATTCTTTGAGATCTGACCACCATCGCACGCTATCACCGCTGATGCCTTGGGGGAGGTATCGCACGGGGCGTTTTTGTTTTTTGGCGGTTTTGAGGAGCTCTTGTGCGTGCTCTCTCATTTTGCGATTGATATACTCGTAGTCGCTTATTTCGTTAGGTTCTATTCTCATCTTGTGTTCGGTTTATCTTCGGTTAGTGTTCGGTGCGAGCCGCACGGGCGGGGTTTTTTTTTTTGGGGTGCGTTGGGGTGGGGGTGTAGAAGGTTGCGGCATAGAAGCTAATGAGGTCAAGCATTTCTTCTGGGGTGTAGATGCTGATATCTTGCCCGTAGTGTCGGTGTATGGCTTGCTCAACTATTTCGTACCATTGATCGTCGTACCAGTTGATTAGGGTGTCGTGGCGGGGGGGGGGTTTGGGGTGTTGCCCCCCACACCCCCCAGGGGGGGGAG